GGCTAAACCATGGCATAAATAGTTTTTCTTTAGAAACTCCATACATACAAACCTCAGCAGATGCAGAAAGTTTATTAGGATGGATTATTGAAAAATCTATGAGGCCTAAAAAAATGGTAGGAGCCCACATATTTTCATTACCCATACTTCAACTTGGAGACCTTGTTAATGTTGACTATGTAAAAGATGATGTTGATATTGTCTCTAGCCCAGATACACAGTTTGTTGTTTATAGTATTGAATACTCCAGAAAGAGTTCTGGCCCAGAAATGACAGTATATTTGGCGGAGGTGTAATATGGGTGCCTTAGACTCCGCAAACTGGGAAAGACATGCTGCTGCAAAAACTTATACTCCCGCTACTCCAACCCCACCACCACAAAAACAGTCAATAGAAAAATACACAGTTCAAAAAGGAGATACTCTTTCCAAAATTGCTAAAGATGCTGGCATATCTTTAAAAGAATTAAAAGATTTAAATCCTAAATTTACTTCAGATCCAAAATACAAAAATGGAAATATGATTTGGTCTGGAACAAAAGTAAATCTGCCTGGACAACCAATTGAGCCAGCAGGAAAATATGAACAGCCAAATAACAATAATAACAATGATGGCAATGATTTTAATGGAAATTTTGGTGGGTACTCTGCATTTGTAAATCCAATACCGCAATTGCCACCACCACCGCCACCCCCAACCACAGTTAAAATAAAAACTGCAACACCAGAGAATATACTATGGGACCCAACAATAATGCCTGTAGAGATATTAACTGATCTTATTTTTGAAGATATTGGTGGGCAAGAGTTGTTATCACTAATTAGACATGATACGGTGAGTGGAGATAGCGTATCTAATCAATTAATTAAAAATTTAACGTTTTTAAATCAGGAGTATTCTTCTAAAAATATACTTGGCTTACAGAACACATCTGACAAATATTTTTCTAACTTTAGCATTAAACTTGACTCTAAAATTCCAGTCAACGGCTCTGGCCCATCTGGATCAAACATTTACGTTGACTCCACTACTCAAGATGTAGTGATAGACCTAGTAAATATGGAAATAGACGAAAGACTAGAAGTTCAAATAAGCATAGGTGGTACAATATATAGTATAACTCTTGGGGTGATAGAATCATGATAACTAATACTGGTAAGTATATTATTGCAAAATATTTATTGGGTCAAACACCAGCATATGCTTCGTATATGGCCTTGGGCTGTGGCTCTAAACCCCTAGACACTACGGATACTCCAGAAGATTTTTCTGAAAAGCAAAATCTTGATTTTGAAATGTTTCGTATTCCAATTAGTTCGAGGGGATACGTTGTAGAAAATGGTCAGTCTAAATTAGTATTAACTGCAGAGTTGCCAACAGAGGAAAGATATGAAATATCTGAGGTAGGAATATATTCTGCTGGTGCAAATCCAAGCGCTTCTGCAAATGACAGTCGACCTGTTCTTGTTTTTTCTCAAGGTGAAAATTGGCAACATATTACCCCTTCAGCAGCAAGCGATATTGAAAGAATTACAGTCCCCCTAGATTCTGCACTTTCTAATAATGTTATAGATACTACATCCAAGGTTTTTGAAACTAATGCAGACAATAGAATTTTTTATAATACTAATAGAGTAGATAGATATGAAAGATGTAGGTATTTTAATAATATTATTATTCTCCGTGGAGACTCTTCTACAATGACTACATCCTCTGGACACCTTGTAGTTGGATCTAATCCAGAATATATAAAGACAAGTGGGATGTCTGTAAATTTTGAAAAAAACTCTCCATCAGATGAGTTACGTCTTGCATTTTCTGTAATAAATAAAGATGGAGATTCTTTATCAGTACCAGATACAGTTAAGATTATTGTAGAATTTACAAACAGCACAGACAGTGGAAAATTTGCTAGGTTTGAAACTTTAATAGACAATGGAACAGCCAGTGGCCAACATGATTTTGCAAATAATAGATACTGCGTTGTAACAAAACAACTTCAACAGTTATACAGGTCGTTAACCTTTTCTTGGACATCGGTAGATACTGTTAACGTTTATGCATCAGTAGTTGACTCAGGCTCAGTGTCAAGTAATTTTTATGTAGTGTTAGATGCTTTAAGATTTGAAAATTTGAATACTCCAAACCCACTCTACGGATTAGTGGGGTATTCAGTAATTCAAAACGATACAGCAAAAACTATTATTAAGTCAACCAACACTAGTAATTATGTTGAATTTAAATTTAATATAGGTGTTGGATAATGGCAGATATTGGTATAAAGAAGGTTATAATAAAAAAATCAGACTTGCCAAGCCCTGTTGGAAATAACACAACCCTAGACTATAATATAAGATATAGGGTTATCTCAGAAGATCAAAATAGGTTTTCTCACTGGTCTCCAATTACTACACTTACCGTAAACAATACAGGCGATGAGACTGGATTTGACCCAAACAATATTGTTGCTACAAACATTCCGTACAGCATTAATATAAATCATCAAGCACATACGGCGTCTATTTCTTGGACTATGCCCTCATTATTAATTGCTGACCCGTCACCAGAAGAGCAAACTTTACAATTGCAACAAGCAGCAATATCAGAATTTGACGTGTATGTACAGTGGAAAACTGGGTCTGCACTAAGTAGTTGGATTTGGGTCGGTAAATCAACTGGAACTAGTCATTCTCTGTCCTATCCACACGGACATGGCGCACCAGATGAGATTAAATTTAGAATTCAAAAGGTAACTATTATAAAGGGTCCATTTGATTCAGCAACATATTTAATTAGCACTTCAGAAAACCTGTAATGCTATAATAGTATAAGGAGAAAAATGGCAAAAATACCACTACCAGAAAGAGGTCAACCTTTAGATTTGACCTATATAAATTCATTAGCCGATGCAGTTAATACTCTGTACAATCAGGTATCTGTAAGCACTTCTAACTATGCTTCTATTGATACAACCAGCCAAGATAAGATTAACCTAAAAACATCTGAGATAGGCTTAGTTGCAGGTCGTGTAGAGGTATATAATAATGCTACCGTAACTGTTGCACAAGAAAAAGATTTTTCATATAATTTTACTAATAATTTTAAGTATGCCCCTATTGTCACAGCAACTCCAGTAAACGTGGGTAATACTCCAGCAGGTAAAAATGTTTCAGTAATTTTAAAAAATGTAACTACTTCTCGTGTTGAGGGAGTTGTAAGATTTGGAAGCGCTGGAGATTTATCTTTGTGGGTAAATCTAATTATAGTGGGCGTTCCCAATTAATGCTTAAATGCTCAAGATGTAAGTCTAGGATGTTTCTTGATAGGCAATATAGTCGACCAGAACATTTAGAAGTTTTTTGTTTAACCTGTGGAAATAGAAAATTTTATAATCCACCATCAGCGTCAAGTGAGGGAGCATGGCTACTTCAAAAGGAAATATTGAAAGCCAAGAGTACAATCAGTCATCTATAATTAAAGGTAGCAGGGCTGTTTGGTTTTTAAATAAAGACCTAGTCAGAGTTCACCACTACAATAGATCAGACGGAACAATTGCGCTATACAATATTATTAAAAATAAACTTGAACTTTGTTTTATCTTAGACTTTAAAAAAAATAGAGAAAAGGCATACACTATAGCAGAAACTGCTAAACTTGTCAATAGACATAGAAAGTATATGCCAAGTCTAATAAGACGAGGAGTGATTCCTCCTCCGCTTGGATGTTCTGAAAATGGAAAGCGTGGTTTTCAAATTAGAGCATACTACTCTGAAAGTCAAATAAAAGAGATCCGTGATATACTTGCAAGTATACATATTGGGCAACCAAGGAAAGATGGTTTGGTAACAAATAATATGACGCCAACAAAACAAGAGTTGACAAGAAAAATGGGCGATGGTATACTTACTTATACAAAAACTGAAGATGGAAGATTTATTCCAGTCTGGAACGAATCAATAAACTAGTTGTTGGGAGACAATAATGAATAACGAAGAAACAAAAATAAATGTTACACTGGGTTATACTTTAAATTTAGGAAATTTTCAATCTTTAAGATTAGATCTTGGCGTTGTTGATAATCGCAAAGAAGGCGAAAATATTAGCGATGCTTTTGAAAGAGTTTATAGTTTTGTTGAAAATAAACTTGCAGAAAAAATCAAAGAGGCTAAAGTAGAAATTTCTGAGTAATGGCTGAACGCAAAGAGCGTATGGCTTTGTTAAGTCGTTATAGCAAATTGCACACTGCTAAATACGAAAAAAAGCCTATGCTAAACTTAAATGTAGAGCAGTGGGCTGCGGATGCCCTTGTAGAGTCTTACGGAATTGGAGAATGTTATGATCTATTGGATTATTATTTTAATGTTTCTATGTCCCCTTCTTGGAATTACTTTGCGTACAATTGTGAGAAAATATTACAAGCAAAATTAGATAAAATTAAAGATGATCAAGACAGATTAGAAAGACGAAGATTAGCAAAGGAATGGTTAAGTGAATAATACAGAGGCTAAATTAATATCTGCTTTATTAGGCGATAAACAAATGCACGTTTTGTTACAAGCAAATGTAGAAAACTTACTAAGAACTCATACTGACCTGTGGGCATTTATTAGAAAATATCACGAGGTAAATAATTCAGTTCCTCCATATTCTTTAATTGTAGAAAAATTTAGAGACTTTCAAATTGTCGAAGGTGTTGGTGCTACTAAGTATCACTTAGAAGAATTACAGTCAGAATATCTAAATGATAGTTTAAAGGATATATTAAGATCTGCTGCATCTGATGTTCAGAATGGTAATGGCGATAATGCCCTTAACGGATTAATAACTAAAACATCTGAATTGAAAAAGAATACTGCAGCAATTAAAGATATTGATGCAACAGATTTAGAATCTGCTATTGCATACTATACACAAATGCAAAAAATGAGAGAAACTGGAAGCATTGGAATTAAAACAGGTTTGCCAGGATTTGACAACTATCTCCCATCTGGAATTATGCCAGGACAACTTGGTGTGTTTTTAGCATATCCAGGAATTGGCAAATCTTGGCTTGCTCTTTATTTTGCTGTTCAAGCATGGAAACAAGGACGATCACCACTTATAATTAGTCTTGAGATGTCAGAGGTTGAAGTTAGAAATCGCATCTTTGCTATTATGGGCGAAGGCGTTTGGTCACACAGAAAGATAAGCAATGGCGAAATAGAGTTAGATATGCTAAAGTCTTGGCATAAAAAACATGTTGCTGGAAAGCCAGAGTTTCACATTATTTCAAATGATAGCGGTGGAGAAGTAAACCCATCTGTTGTACGTGGAAAGATTGATCAATATAAGCCCGATTTTGTTATTGTAGATTATTTACAACTAATGTCTCCAAACCAAAAATCTGACAATGAAACGGTACGAATGAAGAACCTCTCAAGAGAACTTAAACTCATGGCTATTAGCGAAGAGGTTCCAATCATTGCAATTTCTTCCGCTACTCCAGATGATGTTACTAATCTCAATACCGTCCCAACACTTGGACAAACTGCTTGGTCTAGACAGATTGCATACGATGCTGACTGGGTCCTAGCCCTCGGTAGGGCAACTAATAGCGATATTATTGAGTGTGCTTTTAGAAAGAATCGTAATGGATTTATGGGAGACTTTTTAGTTCAGGTTGATTTTGACAAAGGCTATTATAGATATAAAGATTTTGAGGATGCAAATGTCAAATAATAAAAGATATGCGAATGATCTTTATACCGACGATCAAGTCCGTAGAGTTTTAGAGGGATCTGGCATTGACATTCAAAAAGAACTAGATACAGATTTTATAATTTTTTGCCCATATCATAATAATTTTAGAACCCCTGCTGGAGAAGTTTCTAAAACTAAAGGAACATTCCTATGTTTTTCTTGTCAAACAACAAGAGATCTCATATCATTTGTTAGTGAGATAACTCACAGAACTTATTTTGAGGCTATTAGGTTTGTTACTAGCAAAAGTCAAAATATAGATATTGAGACTGCAGTAAATAAAGCATTAGTTCATATTCCAGAATATAAGGTTTTTGATGAGTTGATAATTAAAAGACTTAACAATCAGGCATTAAACTCTCCAAGGTCAATGTCTTATTATGAAAGAAGAAGAATAACAAGAGATTCTATTGTTAAATTTAATTTAGGGTATTCAGAAAAACAAGATATGATAACGATACCAGTGCACGCTCCAGATGGACTTCCAGTTGGCTTTGTTGGTAGGTCTATAGAAGGAAAAGAATTTAAGAATACTCCAGGATTGCCAAAATCTAAAGTTCTTTTTAATTTGCACAGAGTGAAGGCATCTAGCAAGGTATATGTTGTTGAGTCATCATTTGATGCAATTAGATTAGACCAGGTTGGTTTTCCTGCAGTAGCAACCCTGGGTGCAAATGTATCAAATACGCAAATAGAATTGCTTCAAAGATATTTCAATAATATTATTATTATTGCAGATAACGATGAAGCAGGAGGAAACATGAGAGATAGAATAATTGAAAAATTAAAATCTCGTGTTTCTGTTATACAACTTAATATAGAATATAAAGATATAGGGGATATGGATGATAAGGCAATCAGGAATCTTGAGTTCCAGTTTGACAAGTCCATATCTTCTATGCTAGAATAAATATACAAACACAAAAGGAGAAAACATATGAGCGTTATTAAGGGACTAAAGAATATCAACGCCCTGCTCGACAAACCAAAATCAGACACACCAAAAGTTCGCTGGCTAAAACTTGCTGACGGACAAGCAGTTAAAATTCGCTTTATTGAAGAGTTAGACGAAGACTCTGCAAATTACAATGCAGATCGTGGCCTTGCTCTTGTTGTAAAAGAACACGTTAATCCAAAAGACTATAAGCGAAAAGCAGTAGACACCATGGATAGCGAAGGCCGTGACTGGGCAGAAGAAATGCATCGCAAGGATCCAAAGGCTGGCTGGAGAGCACGCCTTCGTTTTTATTGCAACGTTCTTGTAGATGATGGCATTGAGCCACCATACGTAGCCATTTGGTCAATGGGTGTTAGCAAGCAGTCATCATTCAATACAATTCGTGAGTATGCCTTGGAGACAGGAAGCATCTCAAACCTAACTTGGAAATTAAAGAGAAATGGACAAAGTACAGAAACTAGTTATACTATGATCCCATCTTCTCCAGACAAAGAACCATTCACTTGGGAGGGTGTTGCACCATACCCATTAGAAATGGCTCTACGTCGTGTTCCATATGCAGAGCAAGAGGCATTTTATCTTGGCTTTGATTCACCATCAACAACCTCATCAACCAATACTGATTGGTAGTATGAGTTACACTGGACTGCATGTACATACACATTACTCATTAATGGATGGGGTTGCTACTCCAGCAGAATACTTAGACCGTGCTGTGGCGCTAGGGATGACCTCTCTAGCGATCACAGACCACGGAACGCTTTCAGGCCATCGTGAATTTGCTCGTGAGGCAAAATCAAGGGGAATCAAACCAATTCTTGGCATAGAAGGATATATGACTAATGATAGGTTTGATCGTCGTGAAAAGGCAGAACGCACTGACCCATTAGACAATAACTATAATCACATTGTTCTATTGGCTAAGAATGAAAAAGGTTTGGAAAATTTAAACAAGATAAACGAAATTGCTTGGACTGAGGGATATTTTAGAAAACCTAGGTTTGACTTTGAGACATTAGAAAAGTATAAAGAGGGAATTATTGTTACCTCTGCCTGTCTAAGTGGAATAGTTGCAAAGGCTGTTGATCAAGAAAATTATGCAGTTGCAAAAGAAAAAATACAATGGTTTAAAAAAGTTTTTAATGATGACTATTATATCGAAGTGATGCCCCACAATCCAGCACAAATTAATATCGCTTTAATTGATTTAGCAGACGAATTTAACATTAAAGTAGTTGTTACCCCAGATTGCCACCACTCAACAACAGATCAAAAAGAAATTCAAGAACTTATGTTAATTTTAAATACACACGCAAAATTAGAAAAAGGCGTTACATATGAAAAATCTAAAACTCATAAAGATATGATGAGACGCTTAGACTATTTGTATGGCAAAGAAAGAATGATGAGTTTTAATAAGTTTGATATTCATCTACTTTCATATGATGAAATTAAAAGCGCTATGCTAAAGCAAGATATATATAGAGAAGATATATATGAAAATACATTAGAGATTGCTGCAAAAATTGAAGACTATAACATCAAAGAACATTTAAATTTATTGCCAGTTCAGTATAAAAATCCAGACCAAGAATTATCAAATTTAGCCTTTGCTGGTTTGGAAGAAAAAAAACTTACCAGTAATTGGCTTGGGAATGATATATATGAACAAAGATTAGATGAAGAACTTAGTATTATTCGAGAAAAGAAATTTGCCCCATACTTTCTTGTTGTTAGTAATATGATTAACTGGGCCAAAAAAGAAGACATTATGGTTGGCCCTGGTCGTGGTTCTTCTGCAGGGTCTCTTCTTTGTTTTTTACTTGGGATTACAGACATTGATCCAATCGAACACGGACTTTTGTTTTTCCGTTTTATTAACCCAGATAGAAATGACTTTCCAGATATTGATACGGACATTCAAGATTCAAGACGTGATGAAGTAAAAGATTATCTTGTTAGACAATATCGCCACGTTGCATCAATTACAACTTTCTTAGAATTTAAAGATAAGGGAGTTGTTAGGGATGTTGCAAGAGCACTGAATGTTCCATTGTCAGATGTTAATAAAGTTTTAAAGTTAGTAGATACATGGGATGAATACTGTATGAGTAAAACAACTCATTGGTTTAGAGAAAAATATCCAGAGATAGAAAAATTGGGGGAACAATTACGTGGACGTATTAGAGGTACTGGCATTCATGCTGCTGGGGTTGTCACTAGTAAAGATCCTATTTTTAGGTACGCACCGCTGGAGACACGTTCTTCTCCTGGTTCCGATGAGCGCATACCTGTTGTGGCGGTTAATATGGAAGAGGCTGAAAAAATTGGTTTAATTAAAATTGATGCTCTTGGCTTAAAAACATTAAGTGTAATTAAAGATACAATTGACGAGGTCGAAAAAAGACACTTTATAAAAATTAATTTATTAGAAATTGATTTAACTGATCAGAATATTTATGAAATGATTTCGGCAGGATATACAAAAGGGGTGTTCCAGTGTGAAGCAACACCATACACCAACCTTCTTGTTAAAATGGGTGTAAAAAATCTTTCAGAACTTGCAGCATCAAACGCTCTAGTAAGACCAGGAGCAATGAATACTATTGGAAAAGATTATATTTTACGTAAACATGGTAAACAAAAGGTTACATATCTTCATGATAAAATAAAAACAATAACATCTGATACGTACGGATGTATTTTATATCAGGAACAAGTTATGCAGGCCTGCGTAGAACTTGGCGGAATGACAATGTCTGAGGCTGATCAGGTTCGTAAGATTATCGGTAAGAAAAAAAATGCTAGGGAGTTTGATGTTTTTCAAGAAAAGTTTATTAGTGGTGCTTCTAATTATATTAGCCCCAATTTGGCTCGTGATTTATGGCATGACTTTGAAGCGCATGCGGGATACTCGTTCAACAAGAGTCATGCGGTTGCTTACTCTACACTCTCGTTTTGGACGGCGTGGTTAAAGTATTACTATCCAATTGAATTTATGTTTGCTTTATTAAAAAATGAAAAAAGTCCAGACAACAGAACAGAGTATTTAATTGAGGCCAAGAGAATGGGCATTCCAGTTAAACTGCCACACATCAATGACTCTGGAAAAGATTTTGAAATTGAGGGCAAGGGTATACGTTTTGGATTAACAGCAATTAAGTTTATTTCAGATAAGATTGCAGATAAATATATTAGTGCAAGGCCATTTAAAACATATAAGGACGTTGAAACTTTTACTTTTACAAAAGGCAATGGGGTAAATAGTAGAGCCCTTACGGCAATGAACTCTGTTGGAGCATTAACATTTCAGGATAATCCACGAGACGATAAAAGAATTAAAGAAAATCTTTATGAGTATTTAAATTTGCCTGAG